TTCTTTTTCTTACCAATGAGTGTAGCAATAGCACTACGCAACTCTAACTGTTCCTCTAGGCTTGACTTGTTATAGATAGGCTTAACTGTATCCATAACTTCTTTGAGAGAGACACCAGCATCAATGTGTTTAGCAACAGCATCAATGTATTTCGTAAAGACAGCCTTCATAAAACCTCCAAATAAAAAAGCCAAGCGAAGTGGCTTGGCAACACACTAGCAATTCCTCACTAGATGACTCTATTATAACATATGGTATGATTCTAGTATCTATATTTACCCCACTACCCCCCAACCCACCTCAAATCGACGAGGACAGTCCAGTCCACTAGATCACTATTCCCCACACGCAACTTAAAAAAATGTCAAATTTTGTAAAAAATCCTATGAGTCATGTCAAATCTTAGACACTAGCCAATAAAAAAAGCCCCAACGCTTAGGATGGGGCTAAAGAATACTAAAGGAAAAGCAAATGTATGAGCACTTGCAACGCCAGTATAACAAAAAAATTAAAATACTGTTACAATCAAAACCATACGCGAACCCACCGCGCAAAAAAGAGAGGTTAACTTGTTATTGAGTCACTTAGTAGAAGCAAATGAAGCAGACTTTATACCTGTCCCAGAGGCAGAACGGCAAGACTTTACCGCTTTAAATAAGATTTCCCCCTCACAAACACTTGACGCTCAGATAAAAACGACGGATTGGCTTGCCGATATTACCGGAGAGGACGACATGATCGTGTCAAAAGCGCAAGAAGCCAAAGCTGTTGAAGCATTCACCTCATTAATCAACGCCGACCCTAAAGCCAAAGAACAACTTCTAAAGTTAGAAGTACCGGAAGAGATTAGATCTACGGTAGCAATGGTCAGCGCATACCAGTGGAAGTTTATTGAGCAGGCAGAAGAGCTTAGAAGCATGGCTGTAACAAAAATTGTGCAAGAAACTGACCACCCAGACGCTAGAATACGTTTAAAAGCTTTAGAAATGCTAGGTAAGGTTACAGAAGTCGCCCTATTTACTGACAGGGTACAGGTTAAAACTGAAGATGTTAGCGATGAAGAGCTTGAGAAACGTATTAAGGAGAAGCTTGGTAAGTTTATGGGTAAAGTAGAAGTTGTGGATGTGGAATCTAAACAGGTAGAAGGCGGCGATGCTAAGTCCTGAAGAACTACAAGCAGCGCAAAAAGCGCTACCACTAATGACAAAAGCGGAAAAGCTTAAGTTTCTAGAAGATTTAGAAGAAAAAGAACGTCGTGGTGAAATTGATCTAGCTAAAGATGACATGCTAGAGTTTGCTAAAAGAATATACCCCGGCTTTAAGATTGGACCACAGCACAGACGCTTAGCTAAAATATTCCAAGATGTTGTTGAGGGGCGCAAAAAGCGCGTTATTATTAATATTGCACCAAGGATGGGAAAATCTGAGTTTAGTTCGTATTTATTTCCGGCATACTTTCTAGGTAAATACCCTGAGAAGAAGATTATTATGGGAACCCATACAGCGGGTTTGTCAGAAGACTTTGGACGGCGTGTAAGAAACTTATTAGAAAGTGAGGAGTACCATGAAATATTTCCGGACACAGTTGTTGCGGATGACCAGAAGGCTGCGGGCAAGTGGAGTACTGGGGCAGGTGGACAATATTATGCCGCTGGTGTTGGCGGCGCTCTCGCCGGTCGTGGCGCTGATTTATTTGTTATTGATGACCCACATTCTGAGCAAGACGTTAAGTCAAATTCTCGTTTAGCGTTCGATACTGCTTGGAGTTGGTTTCAGACTGGTCCATTACAGCGTTTGATGCCCGGCGGAGCTATTATAGTCATTATGACTAGATGGTCGTTACTTGACCTGACAGGAAGATTGTTGGACTACCAGATTAAAAATCCTAATACTATTCCGTGGGAATTGGTAGAACTGCCTGCGATTCTTAACGAAGATACAGAAGATGAAAAAAGCCTTTGGCCCGAACAGTGGCCCCTTGAAGCGCTAAAGAATACGAAGGCATCTATTGATCCAAGATATTGGAACGCTCAGTATATGCAGAACCCAACCGCGGATTCTGCGGCGATAATTGGTAGGAAAGACTGGAATATTTGGGAAGCAGACGACCCACCTAGATGTGAGTATGTTATACAGTCTTGGGATACGGCGTTTGAAACTAAAACAACAGCTGACTATTCTGCATGTACAACTTGGGGCGTTTGGTATAACAATGAGGACAAAAACCAGCCTAATATTATTCTCCTTGATGCTTTTAAAGATAGGATGGCGTTTCCAGAACTAAAACAGATGGCACTTAAACATTACAAAGAGTGGCAGCCTGATGCGTTCATAGTGGAGAAAAAGGCAGCGGGGTCGCCGTTGATTCAAGAATTAAGAAGAATGGGTATACCGGTGCAGGAATTTACACCGTCGCGTGGTAATGATAAGATAGTGAGACTTAATGCCGTTGCTGATTTATTTACAAGCGGTAAAGTGTGGGCACCTGATACTAGGTGGGCACGTGAAGTTGTAGAAGAAGTTGCTTCATTCCCCGTAGGCGAGCATGATGACTATGTGGATACGGTATCACAAGCACTACTTAGGTACAGACAGGGCGGGTTCATTAGCTTGGACTCAGATGAGAAAGAAGATTCGTATTTTAGAGCGCGCAGAGCCGCTTACTATTAAGGATAAATTATGGCAGTCGATAAATCGTTATACCAAGCACCCCAAGGACTAGAAGCCCTAGCAGATCAACCAGATATTGAGATCGAGATTGAAGATCCAGAAGCGGTACATATATCAGCAGGTGATATGGAGATCGACATAGAGAAAGATGGGGAAGATGACTTTAACCAAAACTTAGCTGAGGTGATGGACCCAAGTGAGCTACAGTCTTTAGCTGGGGATTTGAGTGAAGATATTCAGAACGATATTGACTCTCGCAAAGATTGGGAGAAGATGTACAAGGAAGGGATTACCCTACTTGGTCTAAAGTTTGAAGAAAGAACAGAACCGTGGGATGGTGCTTGCGGTGTGTTCCATCCGATGATTACAGAAGCGGTTGTTAGGTTCCAGTCTGAAGCTATTATGGAGACATTCCCTGCCCGTGGACCTGTAAGAACAAGTATTGTTGGTAAAGAAACGCCTGAGATTAAAGCAGCTGCTCAACGCGTAGAAGAAGATATGAATTACCAGCTTACAGAAAAAATGCCTGAATATAGATCAGAGCACGAGAAGATGTTGTGGAACTTGCCAAGTGCAGGTTCTGCGTTTAAAAAAGTGTATTACGATCCGAATTTGGAGAGACAAGTCTCCGTTTTTGTACCGGCGGAAGATATATTAATTCCGTATGGTACAAGCGATATTACGGTCTGCCATAGAATTACCCACCGTATGCGTAAAACAAAGAATGATTTGATAAAATTAATGCATGCTGGTTTTTATAGGGAAATTGAACTTGGAGAACCTCAAAAATTTTACACTGATATTCAGGACAAAAAAGATAAAGAAACTGGTTTCTCAGCGTCTTATGACGATAGATTCGAGCTTTATGAAATACACGTGGACCTTGACCTTCCCGGATACGAAGATACTGACGACGGAGAGGAAACCGGTATTGCGCTACCTTACGTAGTGACAATGCTACGTGGTACAAATGATATATTATCTATTCGCAGAAACTGGAAAGAAGACGATGAGCTCAAACTTAAAAGACATCATTTTGTTCATTATCAGTACATCCCCGGCTATGGAGCTTATGGTTTTGGTTTGTTCCATTTGGTCGGAGGCTTTGCTAAAAGTGCTACCAGCATTATGCGCCAGCTTGTTGACGCTGGTACTCTTTCCAATTTACCCGGCGGATTAAAAACTCGTGGTTTAAGAATTAAAGGCGACGATACTCCGATTGCTCCGGGGGAATGGCGTGATGTAGACTTGGGTAGTGGTAGTATGCGGGATAATATTCTGCCTTTGCCATATAAAGAACCATCTGCAACGCTGTATAACTTGTTAGGAACAATTGTAGAAGAAGGACGTAGGTTTGCTGCAACAGGCGACTTAAAGATTTCTGATATGAGTAACCAAGCGCCAGTGGGATCTACACTAGCTATTTTGGAAAGAACGCTTAAAGTAATGTCTGCGGTGCAGGCTCGTGTACACTTCGCGTTAAAACAAGAACTTCAATTACTAGCGGAGATTATTCGTGATTACACACCGGAAGACTATGACTATGATCCTGAAGAGGGTGGGCGCAATATTAAGCAATCTGATTATCATAGGGTCGATATTCATCCTGTTTCCGATCCTAATGCTGCCACTCTTTCACAGCGAGTGGTTCAATACCAAGCAGTTATACAATTGTCCCAAACTGCCCCCCAAATATATAATCTTCCCCAGTTACACAGGCAAATGCTTGAAGTCCTCGGAATAAAACACGCAGATAAGCTAGTGCCGTTACCAGAAGATGAGAAACCTACAGATCCTGTAACAGAAAATATGAAGGCGTTAAAAGGCGAACCACTAAAAGCCTTTATATTCCAAGACCATGAGTCGCATATTGCAGTGCACCAAGCAGCTATGACTGACCCTCTTGTTCAACAAATGATTGGTCAAAACCCACAAGCGCAGGCTATTATGGCGGCAATGCAGGCGCATATTGCAGAACACGTAGGGTTTGCGTACAGACAGAAGATTGAAAAAGCATTGGGTGTTGCCTTACCTAATCCTGAAGATACTCTACCGCCAGAAATTGAAAATCAAATTAGTAGGCTCATGGCTCAAGCATCTGGTCAAGTGTTGCAGGAAAGTAAAGCGCATATGGCTCAACAACAAGCCCAACAGAACGCACAAGATCCGATCTTGCAGATTCAGCAACAAGAATTACAGATAAAACAGCAAGAATTAGATATTAAGAAGAAAAAAATGATGGCGGATGTTGCAGCTAAAGCAGATGAAATTCACCTTAAACAAATGGAGATTATGGATAAAAACAGAAACGAACAAGTTAGACTTGGTATGCAGGCAGGCAAAGATAAACAATCTTCGCAGTTAGAAGGACTAAAAGTTGGCGTTGATGTAGCCAAACATAAAGCTCAAATGAAAACAAATAAAGGAAATCAATAATGGATTTACAAGCACTTAGTTTTGTTGACGCTCTTAGAAAAAAATTAAGAGAGGATATGAACAATTACACTGACGACTTGGCAAATGGTCAGTGCTCAAACTTTGAAGTTTACAAAGAGCTCTGTGGGGTGATTCGAGGTCTAGCCTTAGCAGAGCGCCATTTACTTGACCTTGCACAACTTATGGAAGAAGCCAACGATGAGTGACACCATCGCATTACCGGAACAGGGGTTAATTCTCCCACCGGGCGTAGTACCAGCAGTACCTGTAGTAGATGAAGAGTATGAAAAAGCGGAACAAAAAGCCAAATCAATGCCTACTCCAAGTGGGTTTAAGATTCTTTGTGCTTTAGTTGAAGCCGGTGATACGTTTGAAAATGGTCTTCTTAAAGCAGATGAAACGAAGATGGTTGAGGAATTAACTTCTCCTGTTTTGTTTGTTATCAAACTTGGACCCGACGCATATAAAGATGCAGAGAAGTTTCCGTCAGGACCATGGTGTAGAGAAGGTGATTTTGTTATTACCAGACCATACACAGGTACAAGGATGAAAATCCATGGCAAAGAGTTCCGGATTATCTATGATGATCAGGTTGAAGGTGTAGTAGAAGACCCTCGCGGAATTTCCCGCGCTTAATAGGAGATATAAATGAGTGATGATTACAAATTCCCAGATGAAATGGGTTTGGATGAAAATCCAAAAAACGAAGTCGATGTTAATGTCGATGCTGAGACGGACATAGACATTGTCATTGAAGACGATACACCTGAACGCGATAGACGCGCGCAGCCTTTAAACCGTGAAGTAGAAGATCCAAGTGACGAAGAGATTGAGCAGTATAGTAAATCTGTTCAAGCAAGGATTAAAGAACTTACACATGCAAGACATGATGAACGTCGTGCTAAGGAAGCGCTAGCTAGAGAAAAAGCTGAGTTAGAAAGATTAGCTCAGTCTGCGTTAGAAGAAAATCGTAAATTAAAGCAATACGTTCAAACTGGTGAAGCTTCTTATGCTGAGACTTTAAAAGAGAAAGCAGAAGCAGAACTAGAAATGGCAAGACGTAATTATAAGGCTGCGGCTGATTCTTACGATGCGGATGTCATGCTTGAAGCACAAGAAAAATTGACAGAAGCAAAATTAAGATTAGAAGCAGCAAAAAATTTCCGTCCAACCCCTTTACAAAGTGATTTAAATAATGTAAAAATAGAGGCACAAGTACCAGAAACACCGAGACTCGACGAAAGAACCTTGCGCTGGCAAGCAAAAAACCAGTGGTTCGGGGCACCGGGGTACGAAGAAATGACGGCTTTTGCACTAGGGCTGCACCAAAAACTAGTAGCTACGGGTTATGACCCGCGCACCGCAGAATATTTCGAGAGAGTAGACTCTCGCATAAAGCAAGTTTTCCCTGAAGTATTTAAGAGTGAAGACGAACCAGCCCGTGTTGAGCCAACTAAAAAGCCTGCAACCGTAGTTGCATCTGCTACCCGTTCTACGGGAGCAAAAAAACAGGTCAAACTTTCTGCAACAGCTAAACGCATAGCAGATAAATTTGGACTTTCATATGAAGAATACGCTAACCACGCTTTAAAATTGGAGAACAACAATGGCTAATAATCGCACTCAACGAGATCAGGAAACTCGTGAAAACAATCCTACACGTTATGTATATAAACCGCCTAGCGCGTTACCTGACCCTACACCGGAACCGGGATTTAAATTCCGTTACCTTGCGGCTGAAGTTGGAGGTGAGTCAAATCACACTAACATGTCACAAAAATTCCGTGAAGGCTGGGTACCCGTAAAAGCAATTGATCATCCTGAGTTACAGGTTGCCGGCAATAAAGACGGAAACGTCGAAATTGGTGGATTGATTCTTTGTAAAGCACCAGAAGAAATGGTGGAAGCACGCAGAGAACACTACGCTCAAGTTGCCGAAAACCAAATGGCTTCAGTGGACAATCACTTTATGCGTAACAATGATGCCCGTATGCCTTTATTTACTGACAACAAATCTACAGTAACTAGAGGACGCGGTTTTGGTAATGGTTCTAAATAAACTTTTTTGGAGAAATTAAATGGCTACTACGTCCAATCCTTATGGATTAAAGCCGATCAATTTGATCGGTGGGCAGGCGTTTAATGGAGGTGTTATTCGCGAGATTGCACTGACAACAAACAACTCTGCCGCAATGTATTCTGGCGATTTGATAAAGATCGCTGCTGGTGTTCCTAGTTCAGTTACAACAACCCCAACAACTACCACAGCTGGTACTATTGGTGTTTGCGTAGGTGTTCGTTATCAATTAGCTGGTCAACAGCTTGGTTATCCTTTATATGCTCAGTATTTACCAGCTAACGCTGTAACTTCTGGCTACACAAATATTTTTATTCGTGTTATGGATGATCCAGATGCTTTATTCCAAGTTCAAGCTTCAGGTTCTGTTACTGCTGCTAACATTGGTTCTAATGCACAGTTGACTAACTTTGGTGGTAATGCTACTTATGGTAACTCTACTATCCAATTGTTACAAAGCTCAATCTCTAACAGCAACGCTACATATGCAGTTCGTATCGTTGACTTAGTAAATGAGTCTTCAACATTTGGTGGTAACTTCCCATCTAATCCGGGCGACGCTTACACTGACTGTATCGTTAAACTGAACTTCGGTGTTCACGCCTATTACAACTCAACTGCTAGTTAATTAAGGAGCTAACAAATGGCTATTTCACGTTCACAGCTCCTAAAAGAGCTACTCCCCGGTCTCAATGCCTTGTTTGGTCTTGAGTATAAACGCTATGGCGAAGAGCATAAAGAATTGTACGAAACAGAGAAATCTGAGCGTTCATTCGAAGAAGAAACCAAACTTTCTGGTTTCTCCGCTGCTCCAGTAAAATCTGAAGGCGCACAAATTGCTTATGACAATGCGCAAGAAGCTTTTACAGCTCGCTACTCACACGAAACTATTGCTTTAGGTTTCTCAATCACTGAAGAAGCGATTGAAGATAACTTGTATGACTCTTTGTCTGCTCGTTATACTAAAGCTCTTGCCCGTGCTATGGCGTATACCAAGCAAGTTAAAGCGGCTTCTGTTTTAAATAACGGCTTTATCTCTGGTTCTAACAACCAGTATAACGGCGGTGACGGTGTACCTTTATTCAGTACAGCACACCCAACTGTTAACGGCGGTACAAACTCTAACGCTCCAACTACACCAGTTGATTTGAATGAAACTTCATTGGAAAATGCTGTTATTCAAATCGCTGCGTGGACAGACGAGCGTGGTCTATTGATCGCTGCTAAGCCACGTAAGTTAATCATTCCACCTGCATTACAATTCGTTGCTACTCGTTTATTAGAGACTAACCTCCGTGTTGGTACTAACAACAACGACATCAGCGCAATCGTAAATAACGGTTCTGTTCCTGAAGGTTACGCTGTTAACCACTTCTTGACAGACGTTAATGCATGGTTCTTGTTAACTGATGTTCCAAACGGTCTCAAGCACTTTGAGCGTATGCCTATGGCTACATCTATGGACGGCGACTTCGACACTGGTAACGTACGTTACAAAGCACGTGAGCGTTATTCATTCGGATGGTCAGATCCATTGGGCGCATGGGGATCTTCAGGTTCATTCTAAGTTTTACCCACTGTTGTACGGACCCCGCTCACAAGGCGGGGTTTTTTCTTTATAAATCAAACATTTAAAAATATCATGCAATGTCACAATCTCTGCGGTATGATATATTTATCATGCAAATTACACCTAAAGTTCTTGAATCGGTTTACATAATGTTGTGTAACATTAAACCTTTTAGTGGGTGGAAATTACCATGCCCGGAAGAAATTAATTTTTCTGTAACTACTGATGAAGATGCGCTTGGCACGTACCTTTTTAACGATGAAACAGAAATGCATGAGATAACTATTAGCAAAGCTAAATGTGGACATTTGGACACACTGATAAAAACGCTAGCGCATGAAATTATACATATGACTAGAGGTAAGACTAGTAAATACGCAGCGCACGACTCATATTTTAGGTATAAAGCTACGGTTATAGCGTTGGAGTTGGGGTTTGATCCCTTAGAGCTTTAGCAGCTTTTTCTTCCTCATAATGTACTTTTCTGTGGCAGTTTGCGCATAACACAATACATTTTTTAAGTTCTTTTCTAGCAGCCCCGTAATTATGCCCTTGTAATAGTTTGCTTACCTTTTTATTATCTGGGTGTCGTTCAACATGATGGAAGTCAAACGTAGCTGGATGGTTTTCACCACAATGCGCACAACTTAATGTACTTTTAAATTCTTGCCATTCTTTTTTACGTTCTTTTTTTCTATCAGAAATGCGTTTTTTAGAAGCTTCTTTATTAGCTTCATAGTACTTAGAAGAGTACTCTTTATGCTTTTGTTTTCTAACGGTTAGGTCTTTATAGGGCATATGTAAATAATACACAAAAATATGTTACATGCAATTAAAAATGTTGTATACTTTAACTAACTGGGTGATTTCTTATACCGGACTGCCCCAGCAGACGATGCAACGATTGGTATAAGTGAACTTTTGCATAAGGACAATTTAATATGGCACGCGCAACCTTTGAAGGACCAATTCTATCGGGCGACCAGCGTTTTGGCGCTTTACGTAACGTCGGGTACTCACAATTAGTACAAAACATAGATTTAGACTTTTCTAATACAACATCAGGCACAAACACTTATTCTGGTACTTCTGGAAACTTTGTTGCTTCTAACACAATCCCTAACTTAAACGGTGTTGTTTATCAACCATCTAGCTCTGTTTATCCTTCAGTAGCTCAAACAATCCCTGCCGACACAAATACAAATATTTATCGTGGCGCTGTTTTGTATGTACCAGCAGGCGCTGATTTAGATAATATTTATGTTGACGTAGCTGCTTTATATGCTGTTACAGGTGGTACTGCTGCGGTTAGCTCACAGACAGTTTATGTATCTAATAACTATACAGCGGCTGGCGGTACACCAACATATTTTGCTACTGGCGCTATTGCTGCGGTTGGTCGTCAATCATTAGCTACATTTACTGGTACACAAATTATTAACCAGACATCTACAAGTACTGATATTTTACAAGCTAACGGACAGCCTAATATTTCTCAAGTTGTTGTTACTGTTGCTATTGTTGGTACTAACTTATTAAGTGCAACTGGTATTACTGGTCGTTATAACTTTACTTTACAATATAGCCAACCTGATAACAATATCGGTACAACAACAACTTACCCATACGGTAATTTTGATTAATTAATTCTCTGGGAGTTCCGGCTCCCTTTTTAAAAGCTAAGGAGATTAATTATGACAATGCAATATGATGTAAAATCGGCCCATTTTAGCGGCAGTGGTTTTGCAATTCTTGGGCGTACGCGTCTTAAAAATTTAATTTATTTAGGTACAGGAACGGCTGGCGGTATTGATTTGTTTGATACAACTGTAGCGCCAGTTAATGCTACTTATGGACGTTCCGGCAATACCATTACTATAACTTCAACAGCGCATGGTCTATCTACTGGCAATATTGTGGGTATTACATACAGTCCAGCTTCGGCAGTTTCTCCTGTTGCTGGTAATTATGTAATTACTGTTGTAGATGCCAATACTTTTACTATTACCGATATTAACTCTGGAACAATAGCGACTGGTACAAGCTGTATTTATTCTGGCACTGGTAGATGGATGGTCGGATACAATACCGGTACAGCGGTGCAACCATTCCAAGTTATTTTTTCCGGTGAAGGTGTATTGGCAAACACGGGTATATATGTTGTTGAGACTAATATTTCATTCCAAACAATTCAATATGGATAATCAATGTGGCTACTAAGAAGAAAGGACCCAGTCTTGCAGTTGGAAGAGGCGAAAAACTCCCGGTTTCTAAAGGGGCTGGACTTACTGCTAAAGGTCGTGCAAAATATAACAAAGCGACTGGGTCGAATTTAAAAGCCCCGCAGCCTGAAGGTGGACCTCGTAAGAAGTCTTTTTGCGCAAGAATGAGCGGTATGCCCGGACCAATGAAAGATGAGAATGGCAAACCAACACGTAAAGCAGCAAGTTTAGCAAGGTGGAAATGCTAATGGAAATACGTGAAGTCATAATGATTTGGAATATTGTCATTACTATAGTAATGGCAGTTGTAGGTTTTTTCCTTAAGGAGAAATTCAATGAAATTCAGCGTATTAGTATCTTACTTAACAGAACCCGTGAAGAAATTGCAAGAGACAGTGTCACTCAAGCAGAAATTGACAAAATACTTGAGCATATTGACCAGCGTTTTAACAAGCTTGAAGACAAAATTAATCAACTTATTGCGAGATAAATAAAATGGCAAAACCAAAACAGTTTGAAATGAGTTTAGATACTCCAAGTCGTTACTTTACGATGGACGGCTATGACATGGATCGTAACAAACTACAAAAATGGCGATCGGAAGAAAATGCCAGACAGAAAGAATTTGAAGAAGAAAGAGATAAAGATAAAGTTGAAAAAAAACCAAGAGACCTTAGACAACAATCGCTTGACCTTGATATACCCGACTCTAAAAATAAAGTTGAAAAAAAACTAATAGACCCTAGAATTGGACGTGGTGGTATGGGCGGAGCAGGAGGACCATCACCGGTTAAAGGTATGACAAGTAATCCTAATTTTGAAATGAAAAAAGGCGGTAAAGTGTCAAAGTGTCCTTATGATGGAGTAGCTGAAAGAGGTAAAACCCGTGCCAAGTTCAAGTAAAAAACAACACAATTTTATGGAAATGATTGCGCATAACCCTGCTATGGCAAAGAAAAAGGGCGTACCGCAATCTGTTGGTCGTGATTTTGAAAAAGCCGATAAAGGCAGAAAATTTAAAGAAGGTGGAGTTATGAAAAAAGAATCAATGAAAGAAGATATTAAACAAGATAAAGCAATCGTTAAGAAAGCTTTTAAAATGCACGACGCTCAAGAACACAAGGGCGAACATACAGATTTATCTAAACTTAAGAAGGGTGGGATGCCTATGAAAAAGATGGCTAAAGGCGGCGTTGCTGAGACCATGGGTCCTCGCACAATGGCTAAAGATGTTGAAGCTGGTTCAAATAAATTAAAAGCTTTTGGTGAAAGCAAAGTTGAAAAACGTGGCGACACTAAAGGTAAAAATTTAGGTGATTCAGGTCCTTCAGTGGGTATTCAAAAAATGAAAAAGATGGCTGCTGGTGGCTTAGCTACACGTGGTTATGGTATTGCTCGTAAAGGCAAATAATCATGGCTACCGAATGGCAGATGAAAAACAAAAAAACTGGCGATGCTGCTAGTAAAGAGTATGAACAAAGACTTGTAGATAAATACAAGAAACAGAATGCAGATGCTGGTGAAGCAGCTGTTAAAGGTATGACCGAAGGTCGTATGGATGCAATGGGTAATGCTTACAAGAAAGGCGGTAAAATTATGAAACATCATCACGAACACGTAGCAGCACATTTAAAAGAGCATGACGGCGGTATGTCTGCTAAACATCATCACGAAGAAATGTCTAAGCATAGTGGCGGTTTTAAACATCATCACGAGCACGTACAAGCGATGTGTGGCGGTGGAATGGCTAAGGGTGGAATGACTCATGGCGATAGTTGCTTACCAACACACGGACGACACGATAAATAATGCGTGCTAGTCGGGGTATGGGTGCAGTAAGACCCTCAAAATTACCAAAACAGGTAGATAATTCTCCACCTGAAGGTGGTCCTGTCCCCGGCATTAAAAAAGGCGGAAAGGTTGGACTTTATGAAAATATTCATAAGAAACGTGCTAGGATGGCTGCGGGGTCTGGTGAAAAAATGCGTAAACCCGGTTCTAAAGGCTCTCCTTCCAAGCAAGATTTTATAAATTCAGCAAAAACGGCTAAAAAATGACAACTTCAGGCAGTCAATCGTTTAACTTAGACTTAACTGAAATAGTTGAGGAAGCTTTTGAGCGTTGCGGCTCACAGCTAAGGTCTGGTTACGATTTACGTACTGCGCGTAGATCTATGAATTTGTTATTTGCTGATTGGGCAAATAGAGGTGTTAATCTTTGGACTGTTGAACAAGGTCAGATTGTTTTACAACAAGGTGTTAACACATACTCATTACCTGTAGATACAGTAGATTTATTAGAACACGTTATCCGTACACAAGCTGGACAACAAAACAACCAAGCTGACTTAACAATTTCACGTATTTCTGTATCTACTTACGCAACAATTCCTAACAAGTTACAACAGGCTAGACCAATCCAAGTTTGGGTTAATAGGCAATCTGGGGCTACATATCCGCTTACAGATGAGCCAAGTTATGCAGATACTACAACGGGCGTAGATGCGCCTCAAATAACCGTTTGGCCCACTCCTGATGGATCTCAAACATATACATTCGTTTACTGGAGATTACGTCGTATACAAGACGCTGGTAATGGTGTGAATACGTTTGATATACCTTTCCGTATGCTTAATGCTTTAACTGCTGGATTAGCGTATTATTTAGCTTTAAAAATTGAAGGCGCAGAGCAAAGACTTGGCGTTTTAAAACAACAGTATGATGAAGCTTGGGATTTAGCTTCTTCGGAAGACAGGGATAAGTCCCCTGTTAGATTTGTGCCACGTAGACAGTTTATCGCTCAATAGGAGATAGTGTGTGCCTAATCAATTTTCTTCCGGTAAATATGCGATTGCGCAGTGCGATAGGTGTGGTTTTAGGTTTAAATTGTCCGTTCTTAGAAAAGAGATAATTAAAACTAAAAAATATGATTTAAAAGTTTGTCCTGAGTGTTGGGATCCTGACCATCCTCAGTTACAATTAGGTATGTATCCAGTCGAAGATCCACAGGCTGTTAGAGAACCAAGACCAGATACAACGTATTACCAAGCAGGTTTAAATGGCTTGCAGATAACTGAACAAAATGGTATAAGTATTAATGCAACTGGAACACCAACAAGCGGTAGTAGAGATATACAATGGGGTTGGAATCCTGTAGGAATGAAGTACGATTTAGGTGAAACACCAAATAATTTAATATCGGTTGTTGTAATTGGAACAGTATCAATTAATTAAGGAGCAACACATGGAAGATAAAAAAGAACAAAGTCAAACAGGCGCAACAGCGGTTAAAAAAACTAGCGGCGGCAAGACTAATGAACAGATGCTTGCAAACGGGCATAATCGTTCTAAATTGATTAATCAGTTTGGTTCTACTAAGTTAAAAGGCGCAGGTAAATAACATGGCTAAAATTAACAATAAACCGGCAGAAGCTTATGCTAAGCCACATACGATGTCTGGTAAAGAAGTAACTGGTGATTTACCTGAAATGTCTGTTGAATCTGGTCGTGACTACATGAATAAAATGAATATTTCTGTAGGCAATATCAATAAAGGTCCATATGCAGGCGTTAAAACAGATGGTATTGAAGTACGCGGACGTAGTAAACAAACTAAAGGTAAGTTAGCAAGAGGACCGATGGCGTAATGAATTACGAGACATTATCTAACACGATTCAAGCGTATGCTGAAAATACGGAGTCGCTTTTTGTAGCGAACATTCCTGTATTTGTTCAGCAGGCTGAAGAACGTATTTTTAATACTATTAATTTCCCATCGTTGCGTAGAAATGTAACGGGGTCTTTAACTGCCGGTAATAAATATCTGTCTCTTCCGTTAGATTGGTTGTCTACTTATTCTATTGCTGTTGTTGATAATTCTGGCAACTATAATTATTTATTAAATAAAGACGTTAACTTTATTCGTGAAGCTTACCCTAATCCGGGGTCTGCTAATTATGGTTTGCCAAAGTATTATTCTATTTTTGGACCACAATACACTTTACAGAACGAATTGTCTTGTATTTTAGGTCCTACTCCTGATGCAAGTTATCCTGTTGAATTACACTATTTCTTCTATCCGCCTTCAATCGTGCAAGGCATTATTACTTCTTTAAACATAACAACGTATTCTGTTGGATCTTTATATACAAACGGCGTATATACAAACGTACCACTAACTTATACAAACGGAGTTAATGGTTCAGGCGTAAATGCTACAGCTGATATTGTAGTTAGTGGCAATACTGTTACATCTGTAACGCTTCAAAATGGCGGTTCAATGTATGTTGTTGGGGATGTTTTAACTGTGGCTTCTTCTTATATTGGTGGTACAGGCTCAGGCTTTTCGATAGCAGTAACATCAATCAACAACGCTACAGGCACATCATGGCTTGGTGATAATTTTGATCCTGTTCTTTTGTACGGCGCTATGCGTGAAGCAATGTTATTTATGAAAGGCGAGCAAGACCTTGTTAAATATTATGAAGATAAATACCAAGAAGCGCTTGCATTAGCTAAACGTCTCGGTGATGGACTTGAAAGAGGTGATAGTTACCGAGATGGGCAAACTAAACTTAATACTAACATCAAAGGCAATACTGTGGCATGATAATTCAAACAGCTTGCACTTCTTTTAAAGTAGGATTGTTAAACGGAAACTTTAACTTTGGTACAGGCACAACTCAAACTTATTATATTGCGCTTTATACGTCTTTAGCTAACCTAAATGCATCAACAACCGCGTATACAAGTACAAATGAGATTGTTGGAAATGGCTATACTGCTGGAGGTAACCCTTTAACAATAAGTCAAATACCTACATCTTCAGCTAACAGCACAACTGCATTCCTTTCTTTTGCGCCGGTTACATGGACTGGGGCTAATTTTGTAGCAAATGGCGCTTTAATATATTTAAACGGTACGGCTGGGGGTGTTACAAATCCTGCTATCTGTACATTAGACTTCGGATCTGCTAAAGTATCAACATCGGCAGGTTTATTTACAGTAACTTTTCCAACGGCGACTGCAACTACCGCCATTATCCAAATTCAATAGGAGCTTATATGACAAACGAATTAGCAAGCTGCGGTGATAACGCTGTAGCAACCTTACAAGCAAATGTAACTATTCCTGAAGGAATGGGCGTAGAANNACATTAC